CAGCACTCCGTTGTCGTAGACCCGACTCTCACTCTCTGGAGTAGTTCCATACGGAACTGCTGCATCTTTGTACGCTGTTACACTACCTCCGCTGTCAACTGTCCCACCCCAAGGCAAGACACAGGCTGCAGGTGGGGGAGGAACATAAGGACGACTTCCAAACAAAAAAGGAAACATCAAGCTCCCCCATTTAGAGTAACACCAACATTAACAAAAATTGATCCGTTGGATCTGAAGAAAAAGGTGTCAACAGCACCAGCGGTAGCTGAAGCAATAACGCCGGTTAGTCCCTTAAACATTGACCCCCATGAAATGCTATGCGACGTTGAGTACGTAACGTATACACAGTACATAGCACTTGGTACTTGAGAGCTAGGGTTTGCAATAATAAAAGAGCTGCCGCTAACATTAACAGTCAAGTGCTGGGACATAGTCCCGTCCCAAGAAGCTCCGCTAGTGAGAACCAAAGTTCCGCAAGCTTGAGGTTTAACAAAAGTCTGCACCTTATTGAGTCTAGCAAAGCCAGAACCACCAAGCTCAATCACTTCTCCAGATTCGTTCTTGGTGAAGAGCTTGCCGTCCACACTGTTGACAGCAAGTTCTGCAACAACTAAATCAGATGGAGAAGGAACAGCATTGGCATTTGTTAATCGCTTATGCTGAATAATGGTTGTGCTTGACGGTGGTGTAGGCATTTAATTCTCCAACTTAGTAGATACCACCAGATATAGTATCTGGTATGATTCCGGCAGGACCTTGAGGGCCAACGTCTCCTTGAATCCCTTGGGGACCAATTGCACCTGTGTCCCCTTTATCACCTGTGTCCCCTTTATCACCCTTGTCGCCCTTTGTTTGCACAGGGTTCCAAGTTGTTTTGTCTGCTGCAAGCTGCCACAAAGTCATGTCGACGTCTACGGCAACAATCATACCTGCTTTCCGGTTTCCAGCAGGAATGGCGTCCCTGTCAGCAACTGTTGAAACTACTTGAAAGCCTCCTTTCAAGTACTTGTCTTCCATTAGATACCAAGTGTTTCCATTTTTTGGTATGAAATTTGACGATGCGCTGATTGGCATAACTACCTCCGATTAAGAAATTGTCCAAGACACCTGACCCAAATTCGGGTGGTCTGTTTCGTACACATAGAATGGCACTGCCACTCCGTCTATCATTACGTCCACTGTTGCAGGTCCTGAACCTGACGGTGTTGCGCCATCCCAACCACCAGTTCCTGGAGCCGAAGTATCTTGGAATGTAGCAAGTCCGTAAGATGCAGGGTACGCATAGATCATTGTCTCGTTCATCGTTGCCGAGTTCAGAGTCAATGGAACAGTGGCGGTGAATCCGCCAGTGCGGTCTGCAACAGTTCCACGTACTGGAAGGGCTAGAACCATAGCACTAGTTATTGCAGCTGCTGGGTCAACAACACCTGCATACGGATAAACTGGGGTTGCAGAGTTGGTGATTGTAAGTCCCTTCGTTCCAACATAGTCTACTCCATTATGAGTAACTGTTGCAGTAATAATTGCAGCAGTATCAGTATTGACTGGATTGGTTGTTAAAGTTCCAGAGCTACTGATAGATCCGCCAGTATCAATGCTCCAAGCAACTACACTAGCAGGAACCGAAGTGCTGTCTTCAAACACAATGGTCGCACTGTACGTAACTACTGAGTTCTCCGGTATTGAAGCAGGACCGTCAACATATATAGACATTACCTGCTTGATTGCCACGTTGAGCACAAAGTTGCTGGATACTTCGGCCCCTCCAGGTATAACATAAGATGCTGAAATAGTGGCTTGCACGTCTGCGGTTGCTGTAGACGAAACCTGACCTGAGCTTGAAACAGCTACGCTAACCAAGTTTGACGACCACGTGGCCGAAGTAGAAACGTCAGTAGACGTTCCATACTGGTCAGTGTACGTAGCAGTCAATGCAGTAGTGTCTCCAACGAACAACGAGCTAGCACCAGTAATCACCAAGCGAGGTGCTGAAGTGTTGACAACATCAACCGACTTAGTTGCAGTATACACGGTGCCGTCATACGGATATGATGCGGACAATGTGGCCGTAGTGTTGGCTGCAATAGTACCTGCGGTCACCAGCACGGTAGTTATTGGGTTGACATAAGAAACAGTTGCTGCAACCCCAGAAACTTCGACTTGACTGTCTACTTGAACTATAGTAGAACCAAACATAAGCTCAACAGTGAAGTCATTTGAAGTGCCTTCGTCAAATGATGAAACTCCAACAATGCGTAAGGCTGGTGTCTTAGACAAAGTAGTTACGACTTTCGCTAGGATCAAATCATAGTCAAAAGTTCCGATTGGACCTACAGGACCAGCAGGACCTGTATCACCTTTAGCACCTGCGGGACCTACGTCACCAATGTCACCTTTGTCTCCCTTTGGACCTTGTGGACCTACGTCTCCAATAGGTCCTTGAGGGCCAACGTCACCACGTGGGCCAACGTCTCCTTGTATTCCTTGTATTCCTTGGGGACCTACGTCTCCCTGCAAACCAGTAGCGCCTTGAGGGCCAGTAAGACCTTGAGGGCCGTCTATTCCTTGAGGACCTACAGGACCAAGGTCACCTTTGTCTCCCTTGAGGCCAATGTCACCTTTCGGGCCTTGAGGGCCAACGTCACCTTTATCTCCTTTATCGCCTTGCAGTCCTTGAGGACCTACCAATCCTTGTGGGCCGTCTAAACCAATCGGGCCTTGAGGGCCAACGTCGCCTTGCAGCCCTTGAGGACCTGCTGGACCTACGTCACCCTTGTCGCCTTTAGGACCAACGTCACCTTGAATACCTTGTGGACCTACATTTCCTTGAGGACCTACATCGCCCTTATCACCCTTATCACCTTGTGGGCCTTGTGGACCTATTGGACCTTGTGCACCAACGTCACCTTGAGGACCTGCTGGACCTACGTCACCCTTGTCACCTTTAGGACCTTGGGCACCTTGCGGACCTACAGGACCTACTCCACCATTGTTGTAGAACTGAGGATCAGAGAATATTTGATCGTAGGTTCTAATCTCAATCCACGTCATGTTGTATGGAGCAGTTGGGGAACTGCTAACCAGCTTCAAAGCTTTTCTGAAATTTGGGCTTAGAGAGTCCACAACCACCCAAGTGGTGTTGATAGGAACCCCCAAGTTGCTCGGCTCTTCTACTGAAGCAACAACGGTGTACTCAGTTGCGTTAGTAGGATGCTGAATTTTAAAGAAGGTTGGGTTGTACAGAGAGACATTGCGCAAATCTGCAATACTTTCCGTACTTTCAATAAACTTCTGAAGCTGTAGTTCCATGAATGACTCCTAGTAAGTTGTAAGTTAGAACGTTCCGGTTCTTTCTGCCGCAAGTTCCTTGAAGTTTGTGCCGGTCTTCGTAATGATAGCGTTCAGATGGATACGCTTGGCCGGAATCACAGGGTCTAGGTACACATCAAGCATCAAGTCACCTGTTTGGATGGTCTCAGGAAGATTGTTACTTTCGTCGCACACCACCTTAAACCAGTACAGGCCACGACCTTGTTCAATAGGCTTCAAGAATCTGGTGCAGATTTCAACCAACAAATCACGCAGGATGCGGTCATTAGGTTCAAATAGGCTGTAGAGAGCTGCGATTGCGATTGATTTCTCAACAAAGCACAGCAGTCTACGTACGTTTACATTGGAGAGTGCACTTGCCATTGACTGCAGAGTGTTGGCACCCCAAATTTTGTATCCCATCCCAGGAATCAAACGGATTGGATTCAAGTTGGACTCGTCAAGTGCGTCGCGGTCACCTTGATTGTATATGTTGCGCACCCCCATGATCTTAAGATCACCACGATTCATACCAGCAGGTGCAAACCAAGTTTCTGCTACAGTGTCAGTACGAGCATAGGAAGCAGCGGCAAATCCAGAAGGAGGGACATACAGCTCAAGGTCATTGTACTGGTCATACACTAGTACGTCAGGAGTGTACATAGCAGCATAAGAGCTGTCCAAGTTCAAATCATTACGGCGGAACGATACTGCATTGGCAACGTCCTGCTCAGTTTTTGGCACGTCAAGAACTGCTATGCAGTCCATGCGATGCTCTGCCACATTTGTCATATGCTCTTGTAACGCACAAATGTCTGATATAATGGTGCTACCTTGCCCGGCGGCAACGGGCTGTGAACCTTGGATTAGAATATTGACGTCAAGCATTTCGGGATCACGGTACAAATCCCAACCTTGCATCATGTGGGCTGCATGAACAGGTTTACCACCAGTAGCCCCAGCAAAGAAGCATGCACTTGATTTAACGACCTTGACTTCCGAGCTGTAAGGATTGTTGCGTACACGAATAAGCTTACTACGGCTGTTGATGACGTCTTCAATAAATTCTTGATTGCCAAAGCCGTCAACATTTGACGAACGACGCACCAAGAAAGACTCGTCAGGCTGCTGACGAGGACTTACAAAGTGTTTAAAGACGTCAACGTAGAATGCTAGAGGGTCGTCATAAGTTGGATTGAAGTCTACAAGACCTGTTCCTGGGGCAAATGACACACCCGAAGCAAAGCTGGGACGGATACGAACGTACAGCCCATTGTTCCACAGTCCAGGGTTCTCAGCGCATACAAAGAAAAGAACGCGCTCAATGCCTGGAGTAGCAGGATCAAACCCAAGAGTATTGTACGGATCGTACTTTCCTAGAGGAGTTGAAGTGCCGTCATCGAAATTTGTTATGGAGATATTGGGAGCATCTGCCATCATGTCGTCAACAGTGACATAAGCGCCAGCAGTAAGTGCACGGTCGTCGCCTGAAGCAGGAGGAGGATTGGTATTTATTACACGCGTGACGTACAGACGTTGTGACTCTTCCAAGAAGGCAAGAGCAGCGTAGTGCATGTACGAAGTTTTTGGATTAGGCTTACCGAATACGTCCAAGAACTGACGAACGCTCGTAATGAGCGTTCGTTCCATGATAGGACCTTTGTCAGATGCGCCGACAATTGCGCCAATTGAAGTTGATATTGCTCGCACCCTCTGTGACAAATCAATTTCTTTTACATAAACTCCAGGTGAAACATTGCTATAATTCATGAGTGTGTTCCTCTTAAAACTAAAAGTCTGTTTAAAATTGCATTAGCTTCTCTGCGAGTGAAACCAAGCTTTAAAAGCCTACTAATCTCTGCATCGGCACCAACTTCTGGAAAAGTAAACTTCTTAGGGAACCCGACTCTTCCTAAAGCTACAACAATAGCAGTCTGCCCAACACCAAGACTCTTTTCAATCTGAACTTTACTGAGAGCTAGTTTTGCATAGGTATAAACTAAGTACTCGTAGTGCACTCTTCGTAGCGGAGTTTTCGTTTTATGCGCAGGAGGGTCAAAGCTCTCCTTCTGAAGAATAGAAGAAATCTCCTTGTCTGAAAAGGAACTTTCCTCTTCAATTTGAGTTCGAAGTTTAGCACCATGACGTCTTTTAGACGATGACGCATTAGCAGAAATCTCGTTTAGTTTACCAGTCCTCACTTGGTTAAAGTGTCTGTGGTAGAGTGCTAGGGCTTCGCGCAGCGTTAAACCAAGCTTAGACGCTATCTTTAAGGGCTTCCATCCCTGCTTGCAAAGAACACGTACTTTAGGACCAAGAGAAACGTCTGACTCAGGAAACCCAATGCGTTTAAGCATCTTATTAAGTCGTGTCTCGTCGGTTCTCAACTGACCTGCGATTTCTTTCTTGAGAAGTCCCAACTTTACATACGCATAAATTAGATATTCGTAGTGAATACGTTCAAAGTGCTTTCTGTTTTCACGAGTAGGCACAGCAAATCTCTTCTTGCCCAGTATTTCACGTATCTGAACACTATCAAACGCGGAATCTTCGGCTATTCGTTTGTCAGTAGTCTCGTGAGCAGTTGCTGGACTAAAGTCTTTAAATCCAACAAGGTCTTTTCTTAGAGGTAAGTAGACGTCTCCATGCTCAGCTCTAAACTCTTTTATTTCTTTGAAAAGTGACTTTAGGCTAATAGAACTCGCAGCTGACTTTCGAATGTTGTCAATGCTCGGAAGGACTTCGAGGTTGCACGGATGACAAAGAAGCTGCCAAGGAATACCGTTGTTAAACCCGTCTTTAACAGAGATCCTGTGGTCTACGTGAAAATCAAGACTTTTAAGATTTTCTGGATCAACATACCACTTATACTCTTCATATGTTTTTGTTGTCCACCACCTACAGTAGTACTTGTAGTGTTTGAAGTTTGTTACTGGAGGTTCTGTACGCAGCTGATGCGGAAGGACTAGACTGTAGGAGTTGTTTTGAGATTTGATTTGCACTCCAGCGTCTTTTACTGCGTCGCGTACAGTTTCTTCACAAACACATAGATGCTTTGCAATTTTGGTGCATGACTTTCCTTTTAAGTACCAAGCTGCACACTTTGCATTGAATTCTTCATTTCGAATTCCGTAGTTTAACTGTTCTCTTCGAACAACTTTAAACCCATTGTCTATAAGATGGCTTTTTATGGAGTGTCTCCCAACTCCTGATATTTTCTCTATTCGAGACAAACTACTGCCATGCATCCACATCCATAGAAGACTTTTTATTACTACTGTGCGAAGTCTGCCACTTTGGTCACGTGGAGAACCGACAAATTTTGGACAAGCTCCCAACTTAATCTCGTCTAATTGCTCAGACGAAAATATGGGATACTTATAATTCATACAAATTTCCTTTTTGACGGTTGTAGTGTCTACAAGGAAATTACTATTTATAGAATTTTGGACAAAAAAAAGGGTAGCCACAATGGGCTACCCTTCGACGCAACGTCAATCAGAAAATACTTTAAATTGCAGAATATTCTTCGAATATTGTTTTTGGATCAAGAGAGCATAAGCGAACCAATTCAGGATTAAAACCTTTGTCGGTGCTTACAACCTTCTTAATCCATTTCAAGTTTGACAAGCTTCTACTTACTGTTCGTCTGAACAATGGAATGTTTTCGCATTGAGACAAAAGATCATTCAAAACGTCTAAATTTGACTTGCCCAACTTGTACCTTTCGAGGAATGAGATACAAGAAATTAGCGTTTCCACAAATTTTTAGGTTGGCTTGCATACGTCTCAGCAGCATGGAGAAGTCTCCCACGTGCAATACGCGCATACTTGGCTTCACGTTCTGCTCCGATAAAACGAAACCCCTCAAGCAAGGCGGCAGCACCGGTTGTGCCACTACCAAGATACGGGTCCATCACAACGCCACCCGGCGGTACAATTAATTTGCACAACCACCTCATCAACTTCAGAGGCTTCACTGTGGGGTGAATGTTTTTGCGCATCGTAATCTTGTTGAAGCCACCTTGCTCGCTTTGGTGCAGTCCTTCCTTAGTCGTATACTCTGTCTCGCCACGTTCTACTGCTTTGCGAGCGCCACCACTAAGAGCATGAGGCTGGTCGTCAAGAGACTTTAGACCACGGTCACGTTCTTTAACCGTAGGTTTCGCGCAATAGAAGAAGCGAGAAAATGGTTCCTTGCCCATTTCATTGTAGGGCTTAAAGGCTTCCTCAACATCTCGACTTCCATCGTGCATTGTATTGGACGGGAAGCGACCACCATGTTTGTACTTAACAATCTCACAATCTGCATTCTTATTAAAGCCAAACTTGATTGCTTGGTTGGCATGACGGTCTTTGCTGATCTTACCTTTGACAGACACTTTACCAACTTCACTTTGCTCTTTACGACCAAGTACGGGAACAGAACAAGCCGCGATGTTCATAGCGCCAGTGCGATGCTTTAAAACATTTGTCGCTACGTCACCGTCAAAAGGTTTACGCGCAAGCACAATAGGCTCGTAAGAAGGTTTTAGTTGTGTACCCCAACCTTCCCACTCCGCCGCCTCTTTGGAGCCTGCTTCTGTGATGGTCTCCCGGTCACCACCCTTAAAACCACCTGTCTTCTTAGCAATAGCTGCTCCAGTTGGACGGGACTTAGGGTTTGGCACCAGCGCACGTTTGCCTTCAACAACCTTTGGAGCCGCACCGAGCTTACGGTCAATTGCTTTAGACACGTTGAGGGACTTTGGGAAACCTGAATTCCCTGAAATAAACACTCCGCCGTTGCGCTGGACAACGACAGCACCTTTTGGAACTGTTACGCACCACACTTCACCGTCATAGTCAGGATACTGAAGTTTGTGCTTGAACTGAAGCTGTGTTGTATCAGTTTTAGTGTTGAAATACACTGCTTCAAAACCGTCGTCGTTAGCGCGGTAGCCTAAAGAGACACATAAGGCCAAAAATATCTGGCGACGTTCAGAGTCCTTTGACCAGAAGGTCTTTGCTCCGTCCATCTTCTTATTTGTGAACTTATAAGACCCGTCTCCATCAGTCATGCCCTTAACCAAAGCTAAACGAGCTGCTTTCTTCCAATGAAGCATGTCCCATGAGACTTTACGGTCAGAAAATT